CATTCCGAGAATGTTCACCCGCCCCGGATATTCCGGGCTTTCCGACATTAAAGGCAGGCAGGCCGTTAATACGCGGATGCTGCTGGTTGACCGGGTGGCGGATTGTTCCCTCGCTGCCCCGTTGGTGCTGGAATTGTCCGGAGACGGAAAAACCTCAATAGAGGTGTTTTATGGGGCGATCCGGGTGTTGGTCCTCCGGTATAGGTTTTCGGTGCTGGTGACTAACCTGGCAGACCTGTTGCCCCGGATTGATTCCTGTTTCGATTTTTTGAAGACTACCCAGCACCATGTGCTTGCTCTGTCTTCAATGGTGGAAGATGACCGGACGGCGGGCTACCTTTCCCGGCAGGAGCTGTACCGGTGTGAGCGTTTTGTTCAGGAGTGGCTAATGGCCGGGAAGTATCTTGTTTTTACTGGGGCAAGGCCGCTGAAAGATTCGGAAATGTTCAGCCGGGGCTTTATCAGCTTTTTGACCAGTCAGGATAATTACATTTTTGTTCCGGAGGATTAACTTATGGCCGTAGGCATTGATTTTTTGCGCGCCGTCTGCGCCGAACAGAATGTGTCCCTGCTCCACCAGGTGGACGCCACCTACTTTCTTGACGACGAACGCCCTTTTTACCAGTTTGTCCGCAACCACTACGACAACTACCACTCATTGCCGGATGCGAGGGCGCAGGCCATAGGGAGGTTTACCTTTAACACGCCGTTGGTCAATAATGGGCAATACTGGTTTGCCACCCTCGTCAACCGGACGAGGTACAATGCTGTGCGGCGGTATTACTCTCAATTTCAGACGGCGATAAAGACTTACGATTGGGAGCAGCTTTTAGGGATTACTTCGGCTATACAATCGTCGGTGATGGCTGTTGGAGCGAGTCAGGGATATACCAACATGCACCAGCAGGCCCAGGCGGTGTGGGAGGATTACCAGATTGCCAGACGGTCGTCCGACATGCGGGGAATACCTACTCCGTGGGCGACGCTGAATCAGGCAACCGGAGGCTGGGCAGGCGGCGATTTGGTGGTAATTGCCGGAAGGCCCGGTATGGGTAAATCCTGGTCGCTCCTCAAATGCATGGAGGCGGCTTTCACCGCCGGGAAAAAATGCGGGTTTGTCTCAATGGAAATGTCTCCGATTCAAATCGCCCGCCGCTGGATAGGTCTTCGCGCCGGCATCAATCCTAACTTGATTCGGCAGGGGACTATGACCACATATTCCGAGCGCAGGATGCGGGATTTAATCGCCCGGATGGCAGACGAAGAAGCTCTTCATATCTTGTCCGGGGATATGTCAAAAACGACCGATAAAGTTGTGGGGATGATAGATCAGCTTCACCCGGACATCATGTTTGTTGATGCGGTGTACTTGCTCTCCCCTTCCGGAATGCGGCTTGGGTATGTGAAAAGATGGGAGGCGTTGACGGAAGTTATCCGGGAATTGAAACAGTGCGCCATTAAAAACGGGATTCCGATTGTGATTACCGTCCAACTCAACCGCAATGTGAAAACAAACTCACGCCGGGAACTGGATTCCGGGGATATTTCCGGCTCTGATTCCATTCCTCAAGATGCGTCCATTTTGCTCGGTCAAAGACATGGGCCGGGGCCTTTCGGCTACCGCTACCGCTACTACGATTTTATGAAAAACCGCGACGGCGAAACCCCTGATTTCATGACGAATTTTGTTTTCGACCCGCCTAATTTTGACGAGGTTCCCATACCGGATGATGACGCTTCCGGGGAACCGGTAGAACCTGATGCTTCCACCGGATATACTTATTGATTTCAACCCTCCATTTTACGTTCCCACGATGAAAAAAACCAATACCGCTAATTTAAACCTGTTGCTTCAAAATGACCGTAAAACGGTCAAGCCCCCGATTCTGGTAGTGTGCGAGCCTCCCGGAGAGCAGACTTTTTCGCAGGGCGGCGTTATGTCCCAATTCCACTTGAGCCGGTTTAACCGGATGTGCAATAATTGCGGCATTCCGCTTTCCATGCTGGAATTCATCACCCCATGCCCCCCAGTTCCGGAAGCCATTACCAAGCGGGAAAAAAAGGTGCTTGAGTATTTGAGTCAGTATCGGAATGAATTCATTACGGCTTTAAACCGGCTGCTTCCCGGAAAGCGTCTTGTAGTGTTTTTGGGCAAAAACGCGCTGAGGCAGTTCGCCGGGAAAAACGTTTCAATTAAGGAACTGCGCGGCTCGTTTGAGCGCATTGACCCTAAGCTGATGGCCGTTCCGGCATCCCTGCGTACCATAGCTATTTACGGCCCCGGACATTTCACCCGGTCGCCGGAGGTGCTTCCGGTAGTGGAGGCAGACATGCGGCAGATTGGCAATCTCATTAAAAACAACTGGGATTATTCATGCTTCCGCTCGTCTATTGAGAGCGGGGAGTACACCTGGTGTCGGGATTTATCGCCCCTGTTGGAAAACCCTCCGAAGTTTATCGGGCTTGACACGGAAACGCGGGGCCTGGATTACGCTATGGGGCGCAAAGCCATTTTGACTGTGCAGATAACTGTCAAGGATGGAAAAAGCCTTGTCATTCCATTGGACCCGGATTTTTACAATGACCGGGCGTTGCGCGATGAAACGGTCGATTACGGGGAGGATTTAACCGCTGATGAGGTGTCCGGAATTATTGAACAACTGAAACAGCTACTATCCAATCCGGGCATCAAGGTTTTCGGGCACAATCTCAAATTCGACTTGCACCACCTGAAAAACTACGGGATAGAGGTCGCAAACTGGTTCACAGATACAATGCAACTTTCTTACGTTGTCGATGACAACATGCAGGAGCGAAACCTTGATGAATGTACCCGCCGTTGGGTTAAGCCGATGGCCGGATATGCTGACGAGTTTAACAAAAAAGTGGATAAAAGCCACATGGAGACCGTGCACCACCGGGAGTTTCTGCGCTACGCCGGCGGCGATACTGATGCCGTGTTCCGGCTTTACCGGGAGCTGGTCATCTTGGCGAAGCAGGACCGGCGGAACTGGAATTGTTTTTTGCGGGTGCAAATGCCCGCCTTGCGGGCGTTTTTGAAGATGGAGCATGTCGGCATGAATGTGGACCAGCAGTCATTGCGGTCTCTGGGTGATGAGCTGGACGTGATGGACGCCGAATTGGAGCAGGAACTTTCCGAAACGGTCAAGCGCGACATACCGGAGGCGGTGAAAGAATTGTTCGCGGAGGGGAAGCCGCTTGACTTTAATTCGTCTAAGTGCGTATCGCACTTGCTGTTCAGCCGTTCCGGGTATGGTCTCGCCCCAAAAGTGTTTACTCAGGGCAGTACCAAAGATGCGCCGGTTCCGTCCGTGTCCATAAAAACGCATCTTCCTTTCTTTTCCGACTCCTGCCCGTTTGTGGCCCGCTATATTGAGTACAAGCAGCTCCAAATGCTGCGGAACACTTACGTCGGAAAACCGCGCCAAAGCAAAGAAACGCCTATCCTCCGTCTGAAAAATGGGAGCTACCCTGCGGTGTACAAAAAAGCCCTTGAAGAGATGGACGCTCAAATCATGGCTAAAGTCCCCGCGTTCACCCGGACAAGGGACGCAGGCGGGGAATGCCCCCCGAACGGTCGAACCGTACTGGCCCAGGCAACAATACCCAAAGGCGTTGTGACGCTATACCGGGGCGGGCAGGCTACAATCACCACCGAGCAGCCCCCGTCCGGATTTTGGCAAAACATCTGCGCTGACGGGTCAATCCACGCCACCTTCCGGCTGGACAAGACCGTTACCGGGCGTTCGTCCTGCCAAAACCCGAATTTGCAGAACATCCCTAAGCGGGGCCGGTTGGCGAAAATGTTCCGCCGGGTGTTCACCGCCAGGCCGGGAAAAGTCATCATTGAATGCGACCTTTCCCAAGCTGAGCTGCGTATCGCGGCCTGGATGGCCAATGAGCGGCACATGATTGAGCTTTACCGGAACGGCGTGGACATCCACGCGGCTACAGCCGCCAAGGCGGCACAAATGACGTTGGAGCAGTTTCAGGCCCTTCCGCATGACCAGTACAAAAAACTCCGGCAAAACGGGAAGCCCGTCAATTTTGGATTTTTGTACGGGATGGGTTGGGACAAATTCATGCGGTTCGCCCGGACGGACTACGGCGTGACGTTCACGCCGGAAGAGGCGCAGAATATGCGGAAACACTTTTTTGAGGCGTACCCTGCATTGCAGGTGTGGCATAAAAACATGCGGGCATTCGTCCGCAAACATGGGTATGTGCGTGCCCTTCACGGAAGCCTGCGGCGTCTTCCGGGGATTTATTCAACCGATGAGGCGGTTGTCGCTGAATGTGAGCGGCAGGCCATTAATTCTCCGGTTCAAAAATTCGCGTCGGACATAGGGCTGATGGCCTTAGCTGAATTTTCCAAGCACGATACCCCGGATTATTACGGGATTTCTTTTATTCATGATGCAAACTACATTGAGGTTAACGCTGAGGCGGCCTATGAGGTTACGGGTTGGTTGAAGTGGCAGATGCAAAATATTCCGTTTTATGACTGGTTCGGCTTGGAGCCTCCGCTTCCCATTATTGCCGATGCCGCAATAGGTCCAAGTTTAGACAAGACGGAAGAGCAGGAAAATCAGGAAGTTATTGTGCCGCCGTGGGCAAAATAGCCGGTATTCTCTTCCTGCGAATTTGCAATGATTGCAAATTTTTTTCGTGAATCGATTACTTTTCTCTTGCAATTTTCATTTTTTAGTGTTATAACAAACCCATCAAAGGGCGAAAGCCCTGAATCAATAAAAACATCACCAATATGAGCAAGACCGAAATTGATATTACCAAGCCGCTTAATCTGGCTGACCGCCAAGAACTCCGTTTTACCGGATATGCCACGCAGAACAACGACCCGAAGCTGTCTCCGGGAGATGTTATCTATTTTCTGAAACAGGCGCGGGACGATAAAAACATCCCCGTCTATGACGTCGCCACCACCAAAAAGGGCAAGGTAGCTGTGGAAAGCCTTTACGCTGACGAATTTGAAGTTGTGGATGGGGATTCCACGCCGGAAGCCGCCCCGGTTGCGGCCCCTGCCAAAAAGAAAAAGACGGAACTCAAGAAGGTGGAGGAACCTGGTGAAGAACAGCCCGCCCCCAAGACCAAGAAGGCCAAAGCCGTCAAAGCGGAAGCCGCCCCTGCCAAGAAGGCCAAGAAGGAAAAAGTGAAGGCCGAAGTCCCTGTAGAAGTGCAGGAACCCGCAGCCGAAGTTGAATCCGCGCCCGCCGTCCAGCCCGAAGCCGTCAAGGAAACCGAAGACATCAAGCCCGCCTCCACCCCGGAACTAGGAATGGACGCCGTAACCTTTAATTTGATTCAGGAACACGGCGGGGATGCCTGTGCCGCCGCCCTTGCCATTGCCAAGGATTCCGAGGCTAAGCGATTCCTTCTTGGAGGCGTTTTGTTGTACATCCAAAAAACGAAAGTTTACGAGGAAGAAAAGGATTCTGCCGGAGTTCCACGCTTCACCGGGCAAAAGGGCTTTGCCATGTTTTGCGAGCAGTACATTGGGCTTTCTTACTCTTCCGCAAAATTGTACCAGCGTATCTATGCTAATTTTACCAGCATGGGCCTCGGTGTTGAGGACTTCCGGAGAGTGGGCACGGCTAAGGCCCGTGAAATTGTGCAAATGATTGAGCTGGACTTTTCCAAGGCCGACGTTGAAGAAGCTATCCATATCGGTGAAACGAAAACGCACGAGGAACTGCACTCCCATGTGAGCTCGAAAATGCAGGATGCTGAAATTGAGGGGCATGGACTGCGTGATAAGGTCAAATGCACGCTCTACAAATTTGAGGTGTTTGCCGACCAGGAAGACATCATCAACGCCGCCATCCGGCTGGCAATGGACAACGGGGACATCAAGGACACCGATCAGAACGCCCTTGGACGCGCGTTTGTTTCCATTTGCTCCGACTATTTGCAGGCATATAGCAAAGTGGCGCAGCCGACGGTGGACGAAACCGAAGAATTTCAGGAATCTGTAGCCCAGGAATCCGTCAATGCCTGACATTTCCAGATTTCGGTCTGAACTGGCTCGTTTCTTTTCGGAGGACGGGCCAGGCTCCCAGCCTACCTTCCCTGATGCCTGCGAGGGCGACTTGTGCCTATGGACGGACGGGTCAGCTCTTGGAGACGCAAGGCAACTGGGAACTGGCGGAGGTTCCGCTTTTGCGGTGACAATAGTAGCCGGAGGTGTGGAGCACTATGTAGCCTCCTACGCGGAGCGCTTGGAGCCGCAGTCGGATTCCGATTGCGGGGTGACGGTAAACTACGCGGAAATCAAGGCTATCCATAACGGGCTTTCCTACCTCCAAAAATTGGACGGGGCCGAGGACAAGACCATCCACGTGTTTTCCGATTCCGCTTACGCTGTTTCCGTCCTGTCTAAATGGGTCCATCGCTGGGAACGGTCGGAGCGTACTTTGGAATCCGTAGCAAAATCCGGCTGGTTGTGCGCCGACGGGTGGCCTGTGGCTAACGCCCGGCTGATAAAAGATACGCACCGGCTGAGGGTGGAATTTTTCCGGGTTGTGTATCATAAGATTGCCGGGCATTCCGGGTACTTTTTTAACGAGCATGCCGACCATCTGGCATCCATCGCCAGAAACGGTCAGCTTTCTGACGCGCTGGTTGCGGATTATAATTGGCAGGGCCAGCGAATAAAATCGGTGCGCTTTGATTACGCAACCGGAAAAGTGGTGCTGGAAGAGTATTAGCGTTTTCAATTTGCAACGATTGCAAATTTTTTTCTCAAAAAAGATTCTTTTTCTCTTGCAATTCATCAAAAATAATGCTAAATTGTGTTCATCAAAGGGAGGAAAGCTCCTAAGAGAAAAACAAAAAACCTAAATCAGAAAGACTAAAACAATGATTATCTCCATGAACCCCTACGATAATTGGAAGATTGAAGTTAGCGAATTCTCTCATCTCAATCTCGGCATCGAAGGTAATTCCACGACGCTTGAAGATGAATCCGATGTTGCCTGGCTTCAAAATAAAATAGAAGCCCGTCTGAATGTGCTGTGGGACCAGCTTGACGAGAATCCGGGGGATAAAGCTCTGGAAAACGATGCGGAAGAACTGGAAGAAGCGTTGGAAGACCTTGCCGCCGCCCGCGAAGAGCAGGAAGCCTACGAAATTAGGGAAGCCGAAGAATTTTTCCAGGAACAGTGCATGGAACGCTGCTACGCTTATTGATTAAATCTTATTTAACCCCTTAAAAAACCTACTAAAAAAATGAAAAAGAATACATACGTAAGAACACGCCGTCAGGAGCCGCTGAATTCCGAAGTGAAGCAGCCGACTTCCAAAGAGCTGGAAGACATCGCTACGCTGGCCCGCCAGTTTTATCAGCAGAACAAGATTAAAAATGCTGCTTCGACCAAGGAGCGTTCCATACGGTCCCGGCTTCTCTCCCTGTGCGTGGAAGCCGGGGTGAAGTCCCAGGAAGTAGAATGCATCACCGAAGACGGGACCAAGCTTGTCCTATCTGTCACCGTAGCCCCAGGGCAGAAAAGCGTTATTGACCTGGACACGTTGAAACGGCTCATTCCCGCAGAACTGTACGAAAAATGCCTGTCCGCCACCCAGTCGAAAGTGGAGGAAGTGGCCGGAAAGAGCATTGCACTGGCCGCGAGGCGCGTAGTGTCCACGGAAATGAACGTGTCCGTGTCCACGAAAAAGTAACTTTGGTTGGGCGAAAGGGCATGAAAGAATCAAGCATTCGGGAAATCCTGGCCGAACTGGGCATAGATGCGGCCCATCTGTCTCCCACCGGCTGGCTAATCTGTTCATGCCCTTTTGCCCAGGCCACGCACCAATACGGGACTGACCGCAGGCCGTCTTTCGGCGTCAAGGTGGATTTGGAATCCCCCTCAGCGTATAAATGTTTTACGTGCCACGAGCACGGATTATTCACTGGGCTTCCCATCCGACTGGGCACGCTGCTGGGCGACCCCGGCATGTATAAGCAGGTCCGCAATCGGGCCGTGTTTCTGGAATCCGCCACCCTCCCTGACTTTGATGAGGGAGTGGCCGCCCAAACGGTCGAATCTTTGAGGGTGCTTGACGTGGCAATGCTTGACATTTATCCGTCGCCAATGGATTCGGAGGCTTCACGGAAATACCTGCTTGAGCGCGGTGTTTCAGAGCACGCCGCCCTCGTCATGGATTTACGGTTTGACTCAAAAGAAAACCGAATTCTTTTTCCGCTGTTTTCCAGAGACCGGGAACTGCTTGGATTTTCAGGCCGGTCTATCCTGTCCCCGCTTCCGGACGATACGCCAAAGATAAAGACCTACGCCGGAGTGAAAACCGACCGCTGCCTGCTGGGCATTCATCTGATTCCGCATCAGCCGGACGGCAAACCCATATTTGTGGTTGAGGGCCTGTTTGCGTACGCGCATTTAATCTCCATTGGCGCCCGCAGATTCTGCCACCCGGTGGCCACCCTCGGATGCCACCTTTCATTTCCGCAGCGGGATATGCTGGCAATGCTGGGGCGGCCTGTGTTTCTTTGTTACGACGGTGATGTTGCGGGCACAATAGGATTGTTCGGAAAATGGAACCGGCAGGCTAAAAAGTTTATGGGCGACGGGGCGGTGGACAGATTGAAAGACCATGTGCCCACGTTTGTCTGCAAGTACCCGGTGGGGCGTTCCGACCCTGATGATTTGAGGTTGTCGGACGTAACGCAGATGCTCGACAAGTGGAACACGGGCTATTGATAGCCACTTCTAGCCTTTTTCTTTTATAGGACGCTATAACTTTTAAATTTTTTTATTCTTTTTTCTTGCAATAAAAAAATATCATGCTTAATATTTCACCGTTCCCATCATGGAACATCAGCAAAAAAAACAATACTCCCATTGGAGACAATAAAAAAATAATATGAATACAAACCAACCATCACAGAGCGCAAGGCGCGGTAAATCCGCATTGGAGCAGGCCGCGAAAAGTCAGCAGCAGCAATTCAGCCGGCAGCGCATGCCGTTCAGGTTTTTCCTCCCTAAAGGCGGCGAGGCTAAAATCGTCATTCTTGATTACGCTTTTGCCACCGACGACGGAACCGGAAACGGGCTTGTCATCAAGGAGCATAATTTGAAAAAGCCTGACGGGACGTTCGGGGACTTCCAGCCCTGCACTTCGGAGCGCGGCCATTGTGATATTTGCGAAACCTATAAGAAAGAGTTCGCCCCGTATTACGCCGTAGTCATGTCCATTATTGACTGGCGGCCGTACACCAACAAAAACGGGGAGACCGTCCAAGGCTCCAAAAAGTTGCTGGTCATTAAAATGTGGCAGCGCGACAAGTGGTACGAGCTTCAAGAAGTCGCGTTCGCGCAGAACGGCAAGCGCGGCATGCGGGGCATGACCCTCCGGATGAAACGGAGCATGGATGCGAAGAGCAGCAGCATTGGCGAGCCTGTGGCGTTTACTTCCCCCGCATCAATGGCCGGGCGCATGTGCGGATTCATGTCGGAGGAAGCTATGTTGAAACGGTTTGGCGGGCAGGATGTCGTTGGACGCGACGGCAAGGTCTATCAGAAGGCCGGAGACGGCATCAAGCCGTTCAACTATGACGAACTTTTCCCGGAGCCGGAACCCATCAATGAATTTTCCAACTCCAATTCCCGGTCTTCCGGTGATGCGGATTTTGGCGACGATGAAGATTTCGGTCAGGATTTGCAGGACGGTAACAGTGCGTCCGGAGATTTCGACCCGGAAGATTTCCGCCCCTCGGCAGACCAGGACGGCGGGGAAGATTACCTTAACGCCGACGCGGATTTTGCCGGTGATGAGGATTTTGAGCAGGAGCCTCCCGCCCGCACCAGAGGACGCCGCGTGCCTGACCCGGAAGAGCCGGGGCAGCCGGGCCAAAGCCAGGACGATTTTGATGACGACATCCCCATGTAGTCGCAACCATTAACCTTATCGCCGGAAATGGACGCTATTTTATCTCAACTTTGCTGGATTCCAAAAATGCGGTTAACGCCGACCCAGGAAGCGGAATTGATTTCCGACCTGACTATTTACCCCCGGCTTTCCGGGTTTTCGGATGATGCAGCTTTGAAAAAGATTCAAACGTTCATTTCCGGCAAAACTTATATTGGCGTGCCATGCTTTTACGGGCGGCAGTGGTGCGAGAAGCACCGCATCGCCATTAAGGATGACACGTCTTCCGGGTTTAACATTTCCCGGTACATCCGCAGGTTGCCCGACCCGCATCATCCGTCCGCTTCTCAGGGCCAGGAAGAATTCTTTTCTTCCATGCTGGAAACGGTCAAATCCAACAATACCGTTTTGGCCGAAGCCCCTACCGGAAGCGGAAAAACTGTGACGGCATTGAATGCCATTGGTCGCCTGGGGCGTTCCGCGCTGATAGTCGTCCCGAACGGTCCATTGATGGAACAATGGAAAAAAGAGGCTATCCGGCATCTTGGATTGACCGAGGATGAAGTCGGCGTGATTGGCGGGGGTAAATCCGTTTGGAAGGACAAGCCGGTGGTGGTGGCTATCATTCACAATATTTGCATGGCCTCCATGCCGGATGCGTTTTACCGGGCGTTCGGAATTACGGTATGGGATGAAGCCCACGTTGTGGGTGCGGAATGGTTTAGCCTGTCCACGCAGCACCTGCGTTCAAAATACCGGATTGCCATTACCGCCACCCCAAACCGTTCCGATGGGTGCATGCGGATTGTTACGGACGCATTCGGCCCCGTTGCCGTAAGGCATAGCGGGAACGCGGTTCCGCTGATTTATGCCCCGTTGAGTTACCGCCTCCCGGCTAAACTGCGGGCCTGGGCTGACCGTGCCCAGGGTAAAGAGATGTCCAGGGTGCTAAAGGCGTTGACCGCTGACCTGCCGCGTAATATTAAAATCGGGAGGCTGGCGCTTGCCGGATATAAAAAAAACCGTAATATACTGCTGATTTCCGACCGCATTTCCCATTTGGAGGCCATGCAGGGCATTTTAGTTCATCTCGGCATTCCGTCCGAACACATAGGCATGTTTTCCGGGGCGGTAAAGGGCGACAAGGACGTATCCGGGAAAAAAAAGTTGACCAAAAAACAAAAACTGGATGATGTGGTCAAAAATCCTAAATACCGGGTGATTCTGGCGACTTATGCAATGATGAAACTCGGCATTGATATTCCCCGGCTCGACATGGGAATTGACATCAGTCCGAAGAGCGAAGCCGTGCAGACTGTGGGGCGCATCAGGAGGCCGTTCCCGAACAAGCCGACCCCAGTCTGGTTTACGGTTGTCGATTCCAGCCGGAAATTCCAGGCCCTGTACCATAGCCGGGAACGGGAACTGCTGTCGAAGGGCAGCGTAGAAATAAGACCGATTAAAGCTTTATGACATTGAGTGAAACTAACAAAACTGCTGTTGAGGCCGGAGCCGGGAACGATTCTGCCCGGATTCCTGGCCGCAAAAAAAAAATACGAGACGAAGCGTGAAATGCAGATAGCGAAAAACCGCTACCACAAAACGCTGACTTATAAAGTCAAAAACCGGGCGCGGTATCATGTGGATTCCGATTACCGGGAATCGGTGCGACTGCAAAACCGGAAAGCAAATGAGCGGAAGAAACGCATCATGCTGGCGCAGGCAGTCGTCCGGGGGGGAAAGTACCTGCGTGCGGTGATGAACGAACCGCCCATTGTCGTTGCTGGGGAAGAGCTGATAACAAGAAAAAGATTTTTGGAGTTAATCAGCCGGTCATATCCAACCCTGGTACGGTGGAGGGCACACAGAAAATTTACCGTGGAGGAAGTGCATATTTCCGTGGTCCGGAACGGTCGAGTTGTCCCCCGTCTGGAACAGATAGCCTACCGGAAAAAAGATTTAATCCAATTCATCGATGCCAACCGTGAATATGTCGGACTGACGAAAACGAGCTAACTCTTTTCCGATTTGCAATGATTGCAAATTTTTTTCGCAAAAACCAGAAACAGAAATAAACCATGAGTCAAGAAACATCCAATCGTTCCAGAGCGTTGCCCCCGCAGGGAGGTTCCGCTATCGTAGAAACCGCCGTCACGCAGAACCGTGTTCCGGTAACAGGCGGCGCGCATTCCATGCCGCTGAATCCGTTGTACAATGACAACCGCCCGTCAAATAATCCGGCGTATGTGGCTGTCGGCGCGTCTCTGACGCTTCCGGGGCGGCAAATGTATTCATCCGTGAAAATTATGGCCACAGTCACCCTTCCGGCGTTTCCGGACGATGAATCCATTCAGGCTGCGGCGCAGGCTGCCGGGAACATGGCGGAAACGTTTTTATACGAGGAAGCCGACCGTTTTAAAGACTTTCTTCCGGAAGAAGGGAGGGGACGCTGCTGATGGCCGGGGAAACACCAAAACGGTCGAGGCCGCAAAAAGCATCCGCCCCGGCTGGGCTGGCCGAACTGCGTGCCGACCTTGTGAAAGGCGGGCGCGGGCGGGCTATGGACGGCAGCCGCATCGGTGTGGATGACTGGATGATTCCCACGGGAATCTTCCATTTGGATTACGCCTTTTTAGGCGGCATCCAGGAAGGCCAGGTGACGATGTTCCTGGGGCTTCCGTCCGCGCATAAAACGACTATCGCCCTGAAAACCATTGCCGGGCTGCACCGGAAATACCCGGATAAATGGGCGGTGCTTGTGGATGCGGAAGACAACTACGACCAGAAATATTCCCAGGATTTGGGCATTGATACCGACCGCCTGGAAGTCATCAAACCCTTTGACGGGCCTACCGCCGTTGATGCGCTGGAAGCCGCATTACGTGTCCCGGAAGTAGGGCTTGTCGTGTTGGATTCCATTCCTGCCTGTTCCGGAATGCAGGTGCTTACCAAATCGGCGGAGGATGCCAGCGTGTCGGAATTGGCGACAATCATGAGCCGGATGGCGAGTAAAATCACTTCGACGCTGGTGACGGAAAAAGAAAAAGGGCATCTGGTGTCCGTTATTCTTCTAAACCAGTTCCGGTCTAAAATCGGCGTCATGTTCGGGAATCCGCTGACCAGCCCCGGAGGTTATTTTATCAACCACCTGGCGACGAGAAAAATCGTGTTCCGGTCAAAGTCCATTCTCCAAAGCACCAGCCTGGACGAAAAAGCGGAAGGAGTGGCCCAGATTTCCTTCACGGTGGAAAAATCAAAGTTCGGCGGCCCTGTCCGGGCCGGGGAATTTTTCATGTCGCATCTCCCGCAGGGCTACCCGGTGATGAACCCGTCGGCAACCAAGGAAAGCACCCGTATCTGCGTTAATCGCCCTTATTTACAAGGGGAAGTGATTGAAGAGCCGCAGGTAGTCCAGCTGGCCATGAAATATGGGCTGCTTTCCGGTGCGGGGGCCAACATGTCCTGCCCGCTTGTTTCGCAGGAAAAGATGTCCAAGACACAATGGATGCTGTGGCTCAGGGACCACCCGGAAGAATCGGCTGTGCTCAAGGCAAACCTTGTCGCCCTGTACCGGGCGTACTCCAACCGCCAAACGGTTCCGGTTGACGGGTATCTGCTCGGAGTCGGAAAAGATAAGATTCTGCCGGAGGAAAGCCTCCGGAAGATTATTGACAACATGTGAGGGGGGGTATGAAACAACCAAAACGTTTAGGGGTTTTGACGCAGAGCCGGGCCTATAACCACGCCCCGGTACAGGAGCGGGAAGCCGCGAAAAGGCTTGGCGGGCGTACCACTCCGGCATCCGGCTCCCTCCAGGAAAAAGGTGATGTGCGTGTTTCCGGCATTCTTCGTTTGGAGTGTAAGGCGACTTCAAAAAAATCGTTTTCCGTCACCAGGGACATGGTGCGGAAAATCACGGAAGCCGGAGAACTTTCCGGGGAGCTGCCCGCCATTGAAATTGAGTTTCTTCCCTTGGCTGGGCAATTTCACGGGAGGGTTGCCGTTGTCCCGGCGTATGTGTTGAATCAACTCGTTACCGGAGAAAAATAGCATGGATAAGCAACAATTACTCCGCCGCCTTGGCTGGGAGCGTTCCCAGCCCCGGATAACCGTATCGGAAGCGGCGCATCCGACACAGGGGCCGTCATCATCATTGGGGAGGGTTGACCTCCCCTCGGCGATTTCCGGAACGGTCGAACTTGAATCGCTGTCCGATATTTTAAACCGGGCCAGCAGGCAGCTTCACGAGTCTGAAAGGGTGCATGCGGACTGTCTGCACGTATCAAGTCTGATAGGCGATTATTTATGCCCCCGCCGGATTTGGCTCGCAAGACATCACCACCTCACGGCTGTCAGCCGGGTCAGCCCCGCGATGAAAATTGTGTGGGACATGGGCCGGGCATGCGAAAAAACCGTCCGCGATTTGCTGATTGCCGGAATGGGCCGGTCAAGAGTCCTCGGAAAGTGGTCATGTGCGTGCGGAAAGACGTCGCACGTCGGGCAGGGTCAGGAAATTCATTGCAGCATTTGCGGTACCGACTGCGCTATTTATGGCGAAGCCGACCTGTACTATTCGCCGCTAAAGATTTTCGGGCATTCCGATTTTATTTATCTGGACGAAAACCGGAACGTCAATGTCGTGGAGATTAAATCCATCAATAAATCCGACTGGCTTGCATTATCGGAGCCGAAACACGACCACGTTGCCCAGGTCTCCATGTATTACTTTATGCTGCGGGAGTCGATGGGGCAGGAGCGCATGTATCCGGGTGCGCAGATTATTTATGTATGCAAGGATTACATTACGCGGCAAATGCCGTGGAAGTGCTACACCGTCCCGCAGGGAACCTGTGAAGCCGCATCCGAAGAGGTTTTACGCACGGCAACCGCAGTCCAGAGCGGATACGCCCCCGCCTGCCCGCCCCGGCTGTTGTGCTGCACGTCGCCGGATTGCCTCACGTCCCGAAATTGTATTGCATGCGCCGTCTGTTTTATGCATAATGATTAAACATCAAAGATAGATAGACGATTTATGTTTTTGCAACCAATATCCCCCGCCGTAGTCCGGACTTGCCGGATGTACGGAGTTCCTGAGGCCCTTGCCCCGATATGCCGAAATTTGACGAAGACGGGAATCAAAAAATTAGGAAGAGCGTATAAGGATTATACCGTCAAATGCGGGGCTGACCCGGCCCACGCTGATGCCAGCAACTGGGGCGGAACCGTCATGCGAATCTTACGTGATTATCGGAAAAAATGAACATCCTCGGCATTGACCCGTCCCTGACTGCCACCGGGCTTTATTTGCGGGAAACCGGGCTTATGGCCGCCCCGGAATCCACGCTGATTGCCCCAAAAAATTTGAGGGACATGGAGCGGCTGTGTTTTATCCGCGACTTCCTTCTCGGATTCATCAACAGAGACCGGGCGTTTTTTCCCGAATTGGCGGTCATTGAAGGGTACGCAATGGGGGCGAAAACCCATACGCACGACCTCGGAGAAGCCGGAGCCATGCTGAAAACTGCGGTTTACGAGGCGGGAATTGACCTGCTGATAGTCCCGCCCGCCACGCTGAAAAAGTTCATCACGGGAAGCGGGAACAGCAAAAAACAAGTGATGATGGTGGAAGCGCTTTCCCGGTATCATGTTAAAATCACCGATGATAATATTTGTGATGCGTTCTGCCTGACACACTTTGGGGAAGCCTGGTACGCGGCTAATGCTTTTGGCCGTACAGCGGGAGGAATCGGCATCACAAAAAGCCAGTATGCCTGCCTGTCCGCTGCCCGGCTGGTTCCTGGCCGCAAACGGTCGTCTCGGAGATAACCGGCTGCCGGTTTTTCCTTTTTTCAATTTGCAATCATTGCAAATTTTTTTCGCTGACTGTGTAATTTTATCTTGCAATTTCTAAAAAATAATGCTAAATTGCATTCATCAAAGGGAGATAAAGCCCTGATAACAAAAACCTAAAAAACCTGTTAGACTAAAATGAATGCGATTGAAACCATGAGCCAGAAAGAGCTGAAAGAATATTACGCCGCTCTCACTTGCGGGGAAGGAACCAAGGCGGCTAAATGGACCATATCCGGTGCTTTTGAGATTGTAAAATTGTCTGACGGAAAACTTTATAAAATAGAAAAGCACCAGCTGGAAACCTCTTTCTGCTTTGGCTACGATGTAACGGAAGAATCGGAACGCCGCGCGGATTCCCTGGCGGCGGACGCTAAAACTTATGAGGCGTTTTTGGCCGCCAATCTGGAAACCATAGCGCGGGACATTAACCGGCTGGAAAAGGCTATCGCCAATGGCAATACACCGCAGTTTGACGGAACAAAAGCCTTCTATTCCTGCAACGCTTATGTCAACGGGCCAGATACGGCGGTATGCGTATTTTTCATGAACTGGACGAATGATTTCCGGGGCATGGAAAACACACACCTTACTTCCGTGTCCGACCTTGAGCTGATTATTGCCGCCTTGAAGCGCAAGGCGGAAAACGTCCGGAAGCGTTGCCTTTCCTACTGGAAAAAATACGGGGCCAGCAAGCTTAATGTCTGGACATATTACCGTGATTGAATATTTGCAACGATTGCAAATTTTTTTCTCAAAAAAGATTCTTTTTCTCTTGCAATTTCTAAAAAAGAATGATAAATTGAGTTCATCAAAGGGAGGGAAACCTCCCAAGAATAAAAAACCTAAAAACCTGAAAGACAAGATTATGAATAACAAAGAAACATTCTATCTGGTTGAAGTTTACCACCTCGGAACCGCTGTTGGCAGCCTTATTTCCCTTGACCATGTGCACCGCTGCAAGTCCCTGGAATCTGCGAAAGATTTCGGTTCCATCATGAAAGAAAAAAATGGGTGGTTTGAAGTAACGGAAATCACTTCCGAAGGCCGTTCCATTGTGTTTGATTCCCGCAACAACTAACCCGTCAAGACAATGAAAGTACAAGCTAAAATTATCACCGAACAGGAGTGCAAATGGTACGGGGTTGCTCCTCAAGATGAGGAAGTGGTGGAAATCCGGGTTGCTGGCTGGTTCCCTACTGAAAAGTTTTGCGGAATAAAAAACCGCCAATATGATTTTGAAGGGGTCAAGGCTAAAAAAAGCGGCATCCTCGGAAGTAACGCAAATGCTGGTTCTGGGAGTCGTTTTTTCCTGAAATCAAAAGCACAAGCCGCCATTGATACCCTTCTCAAGATGCGGAACACGGAATGGGAAAATCGGTATAAAGAAAACGGCATTAAGTTTGAAACCCGCGTGAATATCTAAAATCCTCAAGCCCCTCTTTGGAGGGGCAAGACCCCTCCACCGCAACCAGAAAAACTTTTCAGCAGTAAAAATTTTCGGTGGTACTAATTAGGTTCTGCCCCTTTTCCGGCCTTTCGTTGCTGGGAAGGGGGCAGTTTTTTTGCGTCAATTTGTAGTGGTATTTTTAATTTTAGCGCACAAATAACTATATATTGCGGCTATTTTCGTAAACGGTTGACTTTAAGAAAAATAAACTCTTGAACCGGTTTGACGGCAAGTTAAGATGCCGGAGGTTAAACACTAGTTTGGCTGTCTTCTATCTTTTCGACCCCTAATTCGGAGTGATGCCCGGATTAGGGGCCTTTTTTTCTCCATTTGCAATGATTGCAAATTTTTTCTCAAAAAAGATTCTTTTTCTCTTGCAATTTCTAAAAAAGAATGATAAATTACATTCATCAAAGGGAGG